CTGGAGACATCTTACATTGTATTAAGAAATAATTTCTACGTCTTTCACTAATAAACAGTATCGTCGGTGGCTGTCCGGTTCGAGCTGCGTCTTTATGAATTTACCTTCTGTGTATTCTCTTATGAGTCTTTTAATAGAATCGATGTGCATATCAGATTTATGTAAGTATGTAGATGAAAGCAATTCACGCCCGTGCCATCTAGTTTCATTATCCACTACTTTCCATATGCCACAACACTTGTTCATTACGTGGATCGTTGGAAAAAATTCATCATCACCGGTATCGACGACGGTTTCAATTTTTTCATATTTAATTCTCACCATGTCACCCACCTTCACTTCGATCATCTTTTTCTTACCACCGATAGCTTCCGCGAATTCTTTGTATTCTGAATCCATAAAATCATATTTGGACTGAAGCTTGTCGAGTAACCCAAGAAGATGATGGCGATCCATGTTCGGGGAGAGATACTATTTATGATGCTCTCGTCGACTTAGGATATACTCAGAGGCCTTTTTAGGTGTCTTACAGATGAGATCCCCGCAATGGTCTCTGTTTTGGTACACAGCGTTTACACCCGTCGAAAGTTCGTCGCACGTCTTGAGGGACCACCTTCCGAGTGGTTGTTTCTTTGATTCGGTGCGAGTGAGGGCTTTCACAAATTCAATGAGTTGTTTTCGCATGGTCCTTGTATTAAATTTTAGATGTGATTTGACTTAGGCATTCATTCACCCCACAAATAACTCATTGATCTTGATGATGATATACGAATATATTTGAATGGCCACCGGGTCCACATATTACTTAAAAGTAAAGAACATTTAAAAATAATGATCGAAGACCTCGCCACGGAGATATACTCTCAACTGGGACCTGGGTACAGTGAGAGAGTATATCACAATGCTATGGAGGTACTCCTTCGCTCAAAAGGAATACAATATGAATCGGAAAGGATCATTCCCATCCCATTCCAAGGACACGTGATTGGTAATCTGAGAGCAGATATCATCATAAACAATGAGACTGTGCTCGAGTTCAAGACGATCAAAACCTTAAATGAGTCGGCTGAGGTTCAAGGTCATAACTACCTTCGTCTGACTGGACTGAAGACTGCGTATCTGATAAACTTTCCTCCGTGTCAGAATCGCTCTGTGGAAGTACGGTGTATCGCATCGCTAGAATGTACGGGAACACCCGAGTGAGGTGTTTATAGGTTTCAAATGTTTCTTCGTAATACTTTTTAGGGTCTTTCATTTCTTCATTGAGAATGTGATGGGCCTTATCCATGTAAAACTTTGCTTCTTCTATGCAAAATTTTTCGTATTCGTTCATTATACATAAAAAAGCTTATTTCTTTAAATTGTCGGTATAAACTCCCACCGTAGGTCATGACATATCCTTTTCCATATGACATCTTGTTGATATAATTTCTCTTTACTTTTGAGTAGTGGAAAATATTGGAGATACGAATCTTCACTCAAAAGTTCACAAAATTTGTACAACACGTAGCTATAGGAGAGGAAATTGCGACGATTAGAAGGGCAATTATCGTCGAATGGTTTCTGTATGTCCTTGAACATGATTCTAAGACGCTCTTCAAGTTCTTGTGGCATATTCGGTGGTTTCACACCACTCAATATGTTTGTAATGTAGGGTACGTGTTCATAATATTTGTTCATTTTGAGCTTTTTTAAAAGACTACGGACTCGAGCGTGTGTGATTTCTTCGAGTGCCTTGATTTTCAGCTTTTTGAGTTCATTTCTGAGCTGTTCCATCACCTCTTGTGGAATCGTCGTCGTTTCTTGTGCCTGAAATTGAGATAACCATTCGTTAAAATGATTCTCGCGCTTATACGAGTAATTCACAATCTTCTCGGATGTTTCCTGTTCTTCTCTATACGTGAGCTCTTCACTTATGAGAGTCGCTATGATGGCACCGCATCCGTCACACACGAGTTCGCTCGTGTCGTGAAAATGAAATATATTACTCTCATTACACGTAGGACACACATCTTGCTTTTTAACTATTGTTCTATCGACGTTCATATTTTCTACATCTGATAAATACTCATTGAATATATCCTTTCTCTTAAGACCTGTCGTTATTTTACAATTAAAGACGTTATCCGTACTCACTTTAGTGTCTATTTCTTCCGTATATTGTTTCATATAAGGCATACATTTTATGATATAATCCGACATTTCACGTTCATATTCGGACCGATTCGTCGGATCTTGGTCCATGGAGCCTTTCCATGTGTCGATTTTGTTGTTATATCGACTTAAAAAATTTCCCTCCATATAATTAGTTAGAATGCTACGCAATCTTTTAACTAACGTAATCATATGGATTTACGATACTTATAATAACTTCGTGTCAATACCAAACCACAGGGTACTCCATTCCTCTATGGAGTATTTCATAGACGGTAGAAACCCACATTTAATCGAAGGGGAGTTCTGGGCGGACGAAGCGAAAAAATGGGATGGTCTTTTTGATGAACATTATGTCGAAACAAAGGACATGACATACAGGGGATACACGCCACCGACAAACGTCAATAAAACTATTATTAGAATCAAATACTGGTACGGTGACAAACTGTACAAGTATTTGACGTATAACACAGGACATGAATGGCCACCCGAAGAAACGAAGGACATAGTCTTCAGCATACCAATTGTATCAGCGCATCTAGTCGACGCGGACGATAAACCAGTGAAAGACATACTCAGAAAAATTAAACGATACGCGGGTCCAAGAGGTGATTTTCACGGTGAAAATGTGAAGATAAGCGATATGTTATATTACGATATGGATACACTAAAGACTATGTATCCAGCTATAAAACTACGAAACTTATTTGGGCGGGTAAAAACCGTGAGTACAATTACAGGGAACATTACTGATCTGACTGTGATTTAGTCGCAAGGTAAAACTTGAGATCACCCAAATTAGCAACATTGTATTTGAGTATGAGGAACCTATTCAGTTCTTCTTGCATGATTTGTACCGTTGAACACATGTTCGTGGCTTTGGTGAAAATGTTCATGTACCGAAGGGAATACACACCAGATATATTGGGACTCTCTTCCGTACATTGAATTTCAGTTTCTTGATTGGCGAAATCACCTTCGCATTTGAGTCTGAATGCGGTACCATTCCGCGTGATTTCAATATCTGTGCCTATGTTGTACATGTCTCGGCAAATTCGTTGAAAATCAATCGAAGGCATCGGCGTCACAGTCGTCATATTCATATCCGGAACCTCAATTTGGTTTTCGTTAATATCAAGTAACTTGAGAGCGAATTTAGTGCACGTCTTCTTCGTCTCGTTATGAATTTCTATGTTCATGTATTCTCTCGAATCTATGCTCATCATCAACACATCATTGTTTGTAATAGATTTAAGCAACTTGAACGTATTCGTCACGTTTATACCCGCGACAATCTCAGTTTCACACGAATACTCTTCGAAATTGTCCCCAGACAAAAACATGTCCACGAGTGACGTTCGAGCCGTATCAAGTGTGGTTACATATAACCCATCGGGCTTAAAATACACATTCACGTCATTGAGTATATCTTTGAGTACCTCAAACGTGGATTTTATAGCACTCGCCTGTATGGTAGCGAGTTTCATCATACCTGATAAACTTTCGTTTTAATTCTTTATATTATTGCTATAGGTTTGTGATACGTCACGGTTTATCTTTTCTTCGAGTTCAGCAGTCATGGGTGGCTGTAAACTACGCCCATAATCATCGAGACCAAACATGTCCGAATTGTTTTCACCATCGAGTGTCGTCATGGAACACATGCCAAAATCGCACGAGCCTATATCGTTGTTTGGTAAGAGAGACTCGAGCCAGTTTTTGATTTCGTTTCCGACGAGGAATTTGCCATTCTTCGTGAGTAGGGTTGGAACGCGTGTTATTTTATGTGCGTATTGAGGAGGTATACCCTGTGTATTTACGTTATGATAGTTGACGAGTTGGGAAATTTGTGGTCGTCTCTTGATGTAGTCGATGATATCCAGACTATGACTACACTTTGGACTATATATCAAGAGAGACATCTATTGAAATAAACGTGTAAAAACTTTAAGTCATACGGGCGCACCACATAAAATTTTTGTGAGGGTATAGTAATAATGAGTCGCAAGTGGGTACCATTGCTTATAGTTGTCATACTCGTTCTTTTCCTCATGTCCAGGGCGGAGATGTTTACCCCTAAACAAACCGCACCCGAAATAGATGAAGGTGTATTGGATCTCAGTCAATACGAACAACTCCAAAACGTGAAGGTCTCGAACAATGTGATGGAACAAATCGTACTTTCCGTTAATAAACGTATAAAAGAAATCACTGGTTTGTGTACCTACATCATAGACACACACGAAGTTCGTAAATATAAACACGGTGAAACCGGTGATGAAGTGTACAGGTGTCGTTTTATGGTTCTTAAGCACCGCGATGGGTTCCCATTTGCATTCGCTGTGTCCTCTGACGTCCGAATCATGAATGATCCCGAAAGTGTGAACTGGAACGATCTCAACATGCAAGCCACTCTGCGAACACTCGGTGTGTCTCAAGGTGATTTGGACAAGACGCTCAAGAACGTACCCATAGAATTCGTCGATGAAAAGACTGGTGAGATTGACGTGACTAAAGTCATCATCGCGAAATACATGAAAGAGGTGAGCGATTCGAAGCCACTCGTGGTTGTCGTGTCTCTCAGAACACAGCCACTCGACACACAAAAACCCACGTCTGACACCGTGTTTACCACTGATAAGGAAATCCGGGAATTTGAAGACTTTGATAAAATCAGAGAGAATCACATTAATTTCATCAAGAATACACCACTCGTGGAAAAGAAAATACGAACTCCCGACGAGATGTACGGTCGCCCTAAAATCGCCGAAAATATTTCGTTAGAGTAATTTAATGATCAGTGTCAATGAGATATCAAAGATAGCTGAAAAACGTAATAAATTGCGTAAGGAAACTTACGTCAAAATATACGAACAGATATCAAAAAAAGTTAGACAAAGTGCTGAATTCGGAAACAAATTCCTACTTGTATCCATACCATCGTTTGTAGTTGGATTTCCAGCGTTTGATAGAATTAAGGCTCTTCATTACATAAAACGACAACTCGATCTAGGTGGATTTATCACGCGTATTGTGGGTGAACATGAATTATACATATCATGGACTACAGCAAAGAAAAAATCAACACCGCAACCCAAGGAAGAGATACTCACAGAAGAGTTTGGAGATTTTCCATCTTTCGTAAACCTAAAGAAAGTAGCGAATAAGTACAGGGGAAATGCGGGAAAAGGCACGTAAAAAAATTTCACTCTATCATAAATGGATAACCTCAATGTGCTCGTAGAAGCCAAGCGGGAATATTTGGGACAATTGTCCCATTTGATGTGTCCAGTTATGATCGAGACATTTGATAAAATTTTCGAAGAAGCATACACCATGTCCAAGGGGCGTAAAGTTCTCATCATGTTCCAAAAACTTCTCAAAGAAGTTCCCAACTGGAACGAGGGCATGTCTAAGCAACACACCGATAACATCGCGAACAGGTGTGCTTGGTTTAACGATCTTCTCGCCGCCGTATTCGTGAGTTGCGTAAAGATTCTTTCGTCTGTGCGTCTCGGTAAAGATAACAAGAAGATTTCTCTTAAATTGCCCACAAATGAAACCTTCATTCAAACGTGTTACAATAACATCGCCAAGGATATTTACAAAGATCCATACATCTTTACCGACAGTCAAAATGAACACGCACGTGATGAAAAGTTGTTCCAGCGATTCAGTGTGGTGATCGAAACATCGGTTCGTGAACTCATCCCAGTTCAACAAATACTTCAAACGTACATGAATAATGAATCTGAAGACATAGACGTCGGTGGCGAAGCGGAAGACGCCGAAGACCCAGAATTCGTCGACGAATACCAAGAGCCAGAACCCACAGCGGAACCAGAAATGGGTCCACCCGAACCCATGGCCGAAGGTGAAGCCGAACCCATGGCCGAAGGTGAAGCTGAACCCATGGCCGAAGCTGGACCACCCATGGGCGAACCACAGCAAATGGAGACAGAGAGCTCTCCATTCGATAATGAATTCAAGACAATTTCCACTACCGGGCAACCACCAGAAGAGGAAGAAGATGATGACGTGTTGTTCCCAGACGCATCAGAAACCCGTGCAAAAAAAGTTGGTTATAATTAAATGGAGTTCGAAGACTATTTAAGAGATCCAGCGTGGGCCGCCATCGTGGCGGGTATAATCACGGCTGGATACATCCATCTCAAGTCAAAGCTCAATAACGAAGGAAAGCTCCCAGCGAGCGCCTATTCAAAACCAGCTTTTTTAAATGCGATTCTCGTTTTTTTCATAGTATCAAATGGTATAGGAGGTAAGGAAACCATATCAACAGAACCATTCGCTTAAAGAGTAGGTAAGTAATGATTACAGTAAACATGAGTTCTGTAACTGCGTTCAATGATATGATGGGCCAATTTCTTGCGGAACTTCACAAGACGTTTCCAGAAGAAAAGGGTATCAAGAAGTGTATGTCGGGCTTCGAAATTATGCGGACGTCCAACCCAAGGCTCGTGATCGACGGGTTCATGGCCAGTGTTACGCCGTTCGCCGAAAAGATTTCCGCGAAGGATGACACGTTCTTTCTCAACGAAGCGAAGAATCTTGATTTCTTGAAGGATGTGAAGCTCGAAGAGAAGTGGGCGTCTGTGTCTCAACAGACCAAGGATGCCGTGTGGCAATACGTTCAGACGTTGTACATGCTCGGGACTACCATCAGTTCTATTCCAGAAGACACTCTTTCTATGATTGAAAAGGTGGCGAAGGAATGCGCCGATAAGCTCGAAGGTCAAGACGGTGGCATCGACGAGGCTGCCCTTATGAAGACCATGCAGGGGATGCTCGGGGGTATCTTGAAAAAATAAAACTGATATATATTAAATGAGCTCTTGGTTTAGAGATCCTAAACATCTCGTTGATGATAAAAAGATACTTGAATTTTGGCCATCGAGTGCCCAATCCCCAGCGGAACGCGTGAATGCTGGTTCGAGGTTCATAATCTACGCTGCGTGTATTCACTACTTGATAAAGCGCGACGTGCGAATCTTTATATTGGCCGGAACTGCGTTGGGTGTTCTTTATGTTATGGATAAGGCTGGTATGGTGAAGGAATGTCCCACCGGTGGAACCGAGTTTTACGAAGGTGTCAATAATTCGTGTCAGTTACCAACCCGTGATAACCCAATGGCGAATGTTCTCATGGGAGATGAACCAAATAGGTATCGAGCGTGTAGCCAAGAAACCGTGAAAGTGGACGTTGACTCTTTTATCACCGGTAGCATTCAATATGGTCAATCTCGTTCTCGGGCGACCCTTCCAAAATACCAACAAAATGCATTTTCCCGTCAATTTGTTTCCGGTCCAGTAACCACTGTTCCAGGTGACCAAACTGCATTTGCCGAATTATTGTATGGTAAGAAGGGTGCCCCAATGTGCAAGTCGGATGGAACCATGTGTAACCCAAATGCGAGAGGAGTTCAACTCGATGCTTTTGCGGGTCTTGACCCAAGTGGCGACAAGCGTAGTGGCATGCATGGTTTTACTCATGCCTAGATAAATAAATCTTATCTAATAATAAATGGCTTACCAGTTGCAGCCAGGTCTTAGTATAGTCGAGAACCCAGCTGTTCCAGTGAACTGCGCGACGGACGAAGTGTTTGTGTACCCTCAGCCCAGTACGTTGAATAATGGCTCGAGTCGCCCAAATACCATGTTGTATGGTACGGCGCCATTCATGGCTGGAAAGGGTGCTCCAGCGGAATTCATCGAAACGAGCGATCAACTCAGACCCCAATCTACAACGAGATTTAACAGAGTTCTCGCGAAGACGTACGAACAAAATTTGTTCCCATTGCAAAACATGGAATGCAAGTTGCCTCTTCGTACTATTAGTTACGAACCAATGAGTACTCGATCCGAAATACAAAATGGAATGTTTAACCAAAGATACGTAAATAAAAATATCAATAAGAAATAAGAATGGCTGATCCAATATCTGTAGCAGCTATCGCAGGTCTTGTGTATGTGGGTCGAAAGTTGAGTCAACCCAAGGAAACCTATACTCTTACACCAGAACAGGGTGCTCCTGCTCGCACTCCTACGATCGAACCAACGTATAAGATAGAGCCAGTAAAAGAACGCCCAATTGAAAATTTGAAGCCAGTAAAGACATCCGTCGATAATTTGGGAATTGTCGCACCACAATTGAGATCGAGTGGACAAGAGGTTTTGAATATGCGAAACCGAATGAATGACTACAACCGAATGAACAACGTCTCGCCAGTGGAGAAGAGACTCGTTGGTCCAGGTTTGGGCGTGGACCCATCGGTTGAAAGTTACGGTGGTTACCAGCAACTTTTGCGTGTGAACCCAGAAAATGTCGGTGCTTACAGGCTCACTACCTTGCCCGGCAGAACTGGCCCCGCCGCCGATGTTTCTGGTGGTCGACGTGGTATCGCGGGTGCCATAGGTAATAACCGACCAGAAACGACTACATTTTTGCCCGACCGTCTTCCAATGGCGCTCGGAAAATCACAAGGATTCTCGGGTCGCACTCCACGTGGAAGCCACGAACGCACTAAGCGAACCACCAACCGAGCACAAACCGGTCTACGAACCGATACCCTTAGCAATGCCCCAGCGAAGAGATTCATCTCTGCGCAAACCATCTCCCAAGATCCAACTCGTAACAAGAAGGATGGTAACATGGAACAATATCAGTACGCGAATCAGCCACAACCAGGTGTTAGCAGTTATGCTCACGGTTATCTTGAGTCGCCAGAGGTCGCCATCGGTGGAAGCAGGTCGTACACGCCCGAAGAACTCACCCGTTATGGTTTCCGCCCAGATGAGCGACGCGGTAAGGCGAACCGTTCGGCCAATCCAGGTCGCATGAACGTCAGAGCGGGTCCACTCAATCAAGGTGGTATGCTTACGTCGGCTCGTTCCGATACGACTCGTGTCGACGGTCGCGTGAATCCATTGTCCGGTGGTTGGATGCAACAATACTCGAACAGTTCGTACCACGATCTCAATGCGTACAAGGGTCAGCAAAACCCACACGCATCTCAGGCGGGTCTCGGTGTCGCCAAGAGACAGCTCATGAACAACCCATACGCACACCACTTGTGCTAAATTCAATTTATTTTAGAGTAATACACTCATTAAAATATTATACGCATATTTTAATGAAGGTCCATACCTTAGATATAGATAGTGGTGATAGAGACCCCATACTTTACCACGATTCAGGTGATTACACAGTTTTCTTAAAAAATCCCGTGTACAATGTATCGAAAATAAAACTTATATCGGCTCGTATACATAATAGTCAATTGCTCATACACGACAGGAATAACACGTTTACAATGAATACGGCGACGTACAGCGAAACCATCACTTTACCAAATGGTAACTATGACGGCGCAGAATTGGCGAGTAATCTTGTACAACACTCCGATATCATAGATAGTGCCACGTATTTAGCCACCACGAATGATATAAACATAAGTAACCTAACAAACGATTTCACATTCGCGTTTTATGGAGGAGAGAATGGATACATGTCAAATGCGTCTAATACGACACCACACGATGTATTAGGTCTTCCACCAAACAATGTACACTCTACGTCTAATTCTTTGAAAACGGGTAGTCTTAATCTACAGGGTGTCGATGCGTTTGTTTTAAAGTTGAGCAGTGGTTCCGATGAATTCAACAAATCCATCTACTTTAATACACCCTTTTACACCGGTAAAATACTCACACATGGCGATGTTGTAAATTATTCTGGTACGGATGATGCGCTTGAACATGAATTTCATTCGGGTAAACAGCAAACTATATCGTCTATACGCGTTCAATTTTTTTACAGTAGCAATGGACGTCTCATCCCGTACGACTTTAGAAACGCAAACCACGTGTTAAAATTTGCGCTATCTTGTTCAACTGATAAACTTGAAAATGTACCGAAAGTAAAGATACCCATAGACGAGGAAGAGGAAGAGAAGAAGGAGGAAGAGGAGTCCGACTCTAAAGTTGAAAAATACACTATTCACGGAACGGAAAATGAAGCCGAAGACGTGGATAGGTGGAATGCTATCATATCTATAATTTTTATAGTTTTAGTCGGATTTGTCCTACTTTTAATTCCAAAGAGGAAACCAACCACTTAGCGGGTGACCGCGTACAATGGTTGAGATGGTCGGTTGACCCGAGTGGAGACTCGGGAGATCGAGAGGTAGACGACGATGGACAACAAGGTGGTGAACAACGCGGTGAGCGTGTAGTTCATACCACCGTTCTTGTTGACCTTGACGACTTGGTTCACCAACCAGCGGACGAGGTCCATCCACGAGAGGGCGGCCGCGAAGGAGAAGCCAGCGACAACGGCGTTCAAGGATTGCGATTCGAGCTCTTGGCTGATAAGAGTAACAGTTTCGGCAGCGGACATGGTATATATTACATTTAGAAAATTTATTCTGGGACTAGTTCCTCTACGACTAATATCTTCTTGTATTTTTTGGCCTGGTAACCCTTTGTCTTTGGTTCTTCAGACTCAGACTCGGACTCGGAATCAGAATCGGAGTCCGATTCACCAACTCTGAACGTTTTATATTCCGTATCCGTCCATCCTTCAGGCTCCTCAGACTTCTCGGTGTCCATTACTATCAATGGCATTTTTTAAAATCTCTTCGGACGGGTTCGTTGGAACCCACGCGTCCCAAGTATCGTATGCCTCGTTTATCTTATTCAAACCCTCATCATTCCCCGTGTATCTCGTAAAATCACCTTCACATTCTTCGAGTACCTCCATATCGGGCGTGTCGTCATCACCTTCGTAAATTTCTGGGAAGTAAGAGCCAATCTTCTGCCCGACTTCATATCTCGCACAATATTTCATGGCGTACTCGACGTCCTTCATGAGAACTGCGTCTCTCCCACACGCCTTGGAGTATTCGCACGCGAGTAACATCGCTCTTTCAATCACTGGTATCAATATATTCGACATCGTTTCCATATATTGATCCAATTGCGTATCTTCATTGTTCGTTAAATCGTAACCTGTCTTCATTATGTATCAAATAGTAAAGTGCAGATTCCGTTCTCCACACGGAGTATGTTATAACTTTGGGCATAAACTCTAAGTTGCTTTTGTCTGTCTGTGTTAACTGGATAGTTAAACAGCCCCACACGTGCTATTTGATTTTTTACATAGGATAAATTGAGTTGACCAGAAGGTTGTATGCTTTCGGGTTCGAGAGCAAAACTATACATATAAAATCTCCTGTAAACGGTCGTCCTCGAGTGGTGTTTTGCTGGCTGAATCGCTCTCAAATGAATAATATTTCCAGTAACTTCATCCAGTATGGTTTCTCCGTCAAACTCAAGTTCGATCTGTTTTACTTGTTCTGAACTCGTGAAAAGTCCATATTGATCTACATTAACATTTGAACAGTATTGATAGGGTGTAGCGAAATCGTTCTCCACGTTTGGGTCGTTGTCAAACTTATCCTGTACCACAAAAAACAATTCTTTGACGGGATTCAGCATATTGAGTCTAACCTCGTGTACATTACATTGATTAACTGTGTCAATTTTGGCGTCGGCTCGGTCGAGTTCAAACGTATTCGTTTGTGTCTGTGTTATGAGATAGTCCACTCGTTTGGGAAATGTCTTATCTTGTAAACTTACCATTTCGGTTGAAAGTTGAATACTTTTTATGAGTCCAGTTGGATTTTGACCGAGGTAGTAGGTGGATGCCTCATTATCATTTGGATTAAGCGAATCCACGGCAAATATACAGTCTTCGGCTTTTCTGAAACGTATCGCTACCTCAACTTCTTGTTTAGTGATAGCATGCAAAGGTATGGCAAGTTCTGGGTGTTCGTGGAAATAAAATGGAAGGTCTACTCTGTAAGACGTGTTCCTCTTAGATGCCGACACTCTATCATCGCGTATATCTGTGTATTTATCCGTAAATATGGAGAATATCTGGTTAGGTTTACCGACCAGTTTTCTGAGTGCGGCCTGTTTTGATTGCGTCACGGATATCTCGGAATAAATGGCTAACATATCGGATGGTATTCTTTGGACGAGAGTACCACCTATGTATAATTCTGCGTACTCTATCATGGCTTGAGCGATTGATTCGCAATATGTGACATCGTAAGACGACAAGGACTGATCGATAGCCCCGAGTGTGAGTTTCACACTCAACCCTTTCAACAAGTCACCCTGGTTTTGTGGTATAACACACCGTATTTCTTCACCAAACTCCACTCTGCCCGTAAAATCTAAATCGTCGTAGAATCTCGCATAATTTCCATGCTTTTTGAAATTTTTTATAAAATATGTGTATTCTGGATCATCGGTAAATGACCTGTCCTGTGGACCCACAGTTTGAAGTTGAACTCTACCGGCCATTCTAATATTACATCCTAAAATTTTAACCCAGCCATTCCCCCATTTACTCTCACGACATTGTAGTTTGTTGCGTATACGTGTAGAGTGTGCGATCGAGTCGAGTTAATACCATCATCTAATTCAACCTCGAGTAATTTGTGTATAACACGGCTCATATTCACTTGCCCAGTTGGATAATGAACACCTGGTTTCATAGAAAAGCTATATACACCGAATTCGTTATCTGGGTCTATGGAGTTCGTGTAATTCCTGAGTGGCTGTTCTGCGGATAACATGAGATTGTCGGCGTCTATCACGGTATTGTTGTTAAATTTCAAATTTACGTGTTTTATTGGGACATGTTCCTTTGTTTCATCATCCTTCGCCAAGAAAAAGAGTTCTTTCACTGGATGCTTAAAATTAATCATCACGGCGCGTGAAGAAACACCGGCTTTCATTCGTATTTCAGCCACTTGCGTCTGCGTGATAACATATTCAATCGGTCGCGTGCGTATGAAATTTTTCTCATCTTCCGTGACGTATACAAAATCACAAAACAGACTCATATTTCTCGGTGACATATCACACGTGATTGGTGTGATTTTTGTGTATGTGGACAAACTGTCGTCATGCTCCACCGTCAACTCATCCGCTGGTTTCAATTTAACCTTTACTTCTATGATGTGAACATCGAGACCACACGTAGGGATGGCGAGACTTGGGTGACCGTTGAAATAAAAGGGTAATTGTATTTTGTATTTTTGAAAATTTGTGTATTGTGGATTCGTGGCATCATTTATAATTGGATAGCTGTTATGGAGGGTCGTTGGAACGAGTGTAAATGTTGTATCGTTGTCCGTATAGTTAAGTTGATTGTACATATATATGTAATCACCGGTGATACGCTGTATGGTTTGTCCGCCTATGATCAAATCGGCGTATTTGATCATCTTCGTGGGCGTGGACGTATCCCATCGAATTTGCTTAACATCCAGGGCTACTGCGTGGCCCTGATCTACCGTGTGCCGTATGATCACGGAACTGTAATCTGCAACAATATTTACTTGTATCTTGAGCCTTAGTATGTGATCACTTCCAACTAATTCATATGACCAATCGTTCGCACCTATACCCTGCACGACTTCAAATTGCTCTGAACTTGTAAACGTATATTCAACGCCCTGATACACGGTGAGACTCGTCGTGGCGACCTGATCGATGAGTACTTCATTCGAGTTAAGACCTTTCTCGAGTGTGTACGAAACATTATTTTCATTCTTAGGGATTGGTGGTGGTAAATCTACACTCAGCGTGACTCCTTTGAGCATATCACCCGTGTTATTCTGTATTCGTGCTGTGGATTCGCTTCCGGGTTCGTTGAAACGTTCAAATGGAATTTCAACTTGTTCAAAAGCAAACTTTGTGTGTCTTCTAAATCTTGATATGAAGTGTGAGTACTGTGGTTGCTCAGTGAGCCACCTGTCCTGAATGCCTCTGACTGCGAGTGACAATTTACCCGACATTCCTACTATTTGTGAGTAAAATTTTGGTAATTAAAACGATGTGATATCTTAGAATGAACATTCAGTTGCGAAAATTCAATCCAGCCAAGATGGGTGACGACCGAATATGCGTCTTTATTGGAAAACGTAACACAGGTAAATCCACGTTGGTCAAGGATATCATGTATTACAAAAAACATATACCAGCTGGGATAGTTCTATCAGGCACAGAAGAAGGAAACCACTTTTATGGAAAGTTCATACCAGACGTCTGTGTCTACGGAGATTATGATGGGGAAGCCGTCGATCGTGTTTTGTCCAGGCAAAGAAAACTCGTCGGTGCGAGGGGTAAAAACAACACAAATGGAGCCTTCATGCTTTTGGATGATTGTATGTATGACTCAAAGTTTTTAAAGGAAACTCGAATTAGACAATGTTTTATGAATGGTCGACACTTTAACATATTTTTCATGTTAACTATGCAATATGTGATGGACCTCCCACCAGCCCTGCGTGCCAATGTGGATTACGTTTTTATTCTTAGAGAGAACATCATACAAAATAGAGAAAAGATCTATAAGTCATTTTTTGGTATCTTTCCATCTTTCGATATATTTTGTAAGGTGATGGACCAATGTACGGAAAACTACGAGTGTCTTGTACTCGATAACACCGTTAAATCTAACAAACTCTCAGACTGTGTCTTTTGGTACAAGGCGAAAATTAGAACGGGGTTTAGGGTAGGGAGTCCACAATTGTGGAGTATGCACAAAAAAACATACAATCCAAAATATTTAGAACAGCAGGAGGCTGATGCGAAGAAGGCTACAAAGAAAACACACCTTACGGTCACGAAACGAAAATCGTGATGCGTCACTTAACAATTTCAAAAAAATCGGTTAACATTAAATGTCTACTGACGTGCGGACGTTGAATCTTTCCGATAACGATGATGGCATGGTTCCACTCACGACATCTTTTGTGCAAAACAATCAACCCGAAAAAAATGTGAGTCAAAATAAAGAAATGACCATGGATTCCACCGCTATTGCTGATATTATGGGTCAGCCAGAAATGCCCCTCGAGCCACCAATGATGGAATCCGATCCACGGGTCCAGCAACCAGTTGTTATGCAACAGCCAATGGTTGTGCAACAACAGCAGCCACAACAAGCGGCCGCCCAAACAAAAAATCCATTCAACCTTACTGATGAGCAGATGCAAGCCGTCGTCGTCGCGGCGTGTACTGCGGCTGCCATTAGTAAGCCTGTGCAGGAAAAGCTCGCCAATTACGTGCCCCAATTCTTGAATGAACAGGGACACCGGAGCATGGTCGGCCTCGCGGCGACCGGTGCTGTGGCGGCTGGTATTTTCTACGTGCTCAAGAAGTATGCTTAGATACCGACGACTCTGTAGATATATCTACCATCATCGACAAAAAGATTGGCGATTACTAAACCACCAGTAAACATGGCTATCAAAAACCCCAAAGAATTTCCGGTGTTTCTGATATCCTTACCGAAAGCGCGCAGAGATTGTTTCACTTCGCCTATAGAGCTTATGAATATAGACGCGAGCGCATATGAAATCGCGCACGCGAGTAGTATGTACTTGTGATCCGTACCGAAATCACCGAGTCTGATGTACGATTTAACTCCACCTCTCGCGATCACGTTCAACGTGAATGGAATCAATATGAGAATGAGCGCACTGATGATCCATGGTTTCGCCTTGTCATTCGCTTTATCGGCCAACACTGGACTCAACATTACCGTGAGAGCCGAAAGCCACATGACGATGAAAATAAAAAGAGATTTATTCATTTACAATAGACATACATTATTTATCCTGGATGTGTTTACCACAAAATTCCGTCTTCTCTGGTATCTCTTGGTAAATGCCTATGGCAATAGACATGGTTTTGAGGTTATCGTACTTGTCCCAGAACGCAGGGCTGTGTGCGTACTCCTCGACACACGTGTGCGCAAGTTCGTGAATTAACACGTGCATGATTTCATTTGGTTCACCGTCTATGCACAAGCCTATTTCGTGTCCCTTGTTTACACTGTATCCCACGCTCCCCTGTTGCGCTCTGTGGTGTGCGGTGATGGGTATGGGGTCTACCAAATGTGTAAACTCATCGTTGTCGGTTTCGCGAATATGTTCCCTGAGAAGTTCGTACCTCTCCTTGACGATACGTAAATTTTCAGGTTCGGTCGTGTGTATGTATATGTATACATTTAGGAGAAACAAAATAACCAGAAGTATCATCTCTTATATACAAAGATAAATTTGGAGTATAGGTCTGATATGGGATTTCCAGACATGGGTTCCCATGAGTCTAACCTGAATCCTATTTTTTCTAAGCGCGTAACTAGTAGGTCTCTGTGTGCGATTGGTTCGGATTTTGCGCCGTCTTGATAATACGGTGTGTCTTCGAGGTGGACAAACAACTTTTCACCAAATTGCCCATTGCTCGTTGATTTCATGAGAAAGAAACTTTCCCTGCCGTACTTGAGTGGCGTCTTAAATACGATTTGGTTTGAATCGGGTATGATTCCTATGAGCCTCCCACCGGGTTTCATGCGTCGTCCTATTTCACGGGTAGTTTCTCTGAAGAGATCTTCACTCGCAAATATATAGTGAAGTGAAAAATTGTAACACACTACATCGTACCTTCTGTTTGGTGTAGACATGATGTCTCCCAAATAAAAATTGACACGCATCTTGAACGTCTTTGCCCTTGATTTGGCCTCGTCGAGTGCATCGCCGAGTGGTTCACATGCGCTGAGATTCACCTTACATTGTTTGTACTTACCGAGATCACCCCCGAACCCACATCCCACATCTAACACAGCGTCACCTTCCCTACATATTCTCTGTATGAGTTCCCTCTTCTCGGCGTTATGGTGCTTCCGTATCTCCTCCATAAAATTAATTGATATTTTTTCAATGTTGGTTTGACTTAGGTATCTCCCGTGCTAAAAGCTTAAATTGGTTTCATTTATATATAGTTTTTTAATAAAATTTAAAGTAACACCATGGTTTTTGAGAAATGAAAATAGAAAAAAAAATTATTTTTTTAAAAACTTCTTTATTTGAAAAGAAACTGTAAAAAAAA